TTGAACGACGTATCCGACGTAGCGTTGTTGGACTTGTTCTGCCACCAGCTATTGCCGCTAACAGTGATACCACCCAACGTAGTAGGCGTAGAGGTCGGATCATCCGCAATGATGTCTTGGAAGCCCAACGGTGCTTTGCCCGTCTGGGCGCTGTAGAGCGAGGAGTTGATCTGGTCGCGCAAGGTCAGCATGGACTGACGGGTCTTGGCTTCCAGCAGTTTCATGGCCGAATCGCTCTTGCGATTTTCCATTTCCTCGGTGTAGTTGATCGTAATAGGTACTGCTGCATAACGGAACGGGTAAAACGCAGCCGTGATGCCGTCTACGGCGTCCGTATTTAGGACATCGTAGCCGCTAAAGTACTGGGCGCTGTTGCCCGAATACATGAGGTCACACTGAATTTCCTTGCCGCCGTTTTCGGTGACAAGCGCACCGCCGCTTCTGAACATATCTAACGTGGGATAAGCGTCGAAGAAGTTGTCGGTCAACTCCTTGCGCTTGGCTCGCATCGTTAGCGTCCATGCGGCGTCCCAAGTTTCGGTCGTACTGGTCGCTGCCATGGTAAATTATCCTCTAATCAAACCCTAGGTTGGCTAAACCCGACAACACCTCGTTGTCGGACATGGGGCCAGCATCCTCACTAGCATCAACCTCTGGCGTAGACCGCACAGCACGTTTACTCGACCTACGCGCCTGTGTATCGCTCTCGCGCAGCTGGGCTGCTTTCTGAGCGGTAATACCTGCGTGTAGTTCGTAGGCTTCTTTCACCGTATAGGGTTGCCCCGTGTTCGGATTATTCATCTTCACCGTAGCAACGATCTGTTCGGTGTAGCCATCCAAGTCATTGCCATACTCATTCCGCGCTTCCTCGACCTGCGTTCCGATGTAACTGGTTTGCTGGTGTTGGACATACTGGTTTGCATACGACAGCTGCTGCTGTAGCTGCGCGACTTGGTTTTGCATCTCTTGCATCTGAGCGCCGACCCTGTGCTGAATAATCTGCTCAACGGCATCAATGCCACGGGCATCTTCTTCAGACAGGTTTTGCCGCATCTCCTGTATAGGATCAATCTGCGGCTGTTGCGGCACGGCCATTTGCTGTAGGCGGTCTGCCCACTGGCCCTGCTGCTCTTCTAACTGACGACGCTGTTCAGCAAGGTCTTGCTGTGTGCGCGTAAACTGCGCCTGTAGGTTTTTTGCTAACGGGACTAAGCCCTTGTATTGTTCTGGAACAGCTTCGACATCGCCTCTCAGCCAATCGTGCTGTTCCGGGTTGAAATCCGACGTTTCGCTGTCAGAGTGTCCAGTGCTATCAGACCGTGCCGGAGCAGACGTGTCATCCGTGAACAACTCGACCGTGTTGGCCGACTGTTCCGTAGATGAATCTGCTACGGGTGACGAGTCGTCTGCGCTGGAGTCTAGATCCAGAATCGCTTCGGACATACCTACTTGTTCTCCTCGTTATAAGCCTGTTCCGCAGCAGCGACGGCCTCTTCGGGCGTGTTCCCAAACGAGGCTGGGTCGGTATTGCGCGGAGCAGAGTTAGTTACATCAGAGCTAATGTGATTCCGTGAGCCACCGACACTATCGGCGCTCTCGGTCACGTTGTATTTCTTCAACAGTTCTTGTTTATGGCTGTATGACTCAACAACTTGTCCAAATCCAGCGTGGAACTTGCCATACATGCCAGAGTGCGAATTATGGATAAAATTGCTGGTTACAAAGATCATCCGCGCCGTGCCGTCGCATTCTGTGCAAGGCAAAATGCGTTGTATCTGGGCATGGGTGGCTGACGGCACATCTATTTGCCGATGGCCGCACTCTTTGCATTCGTAATCGTGAAAAACCATGGCCTATCCCTGCCCCGGTGCGTTTTGTAACTGTTGGCTGACCTCTTGCGCTTGGCTCCGCACTAACGAAATGATGCTGCCCTCGCTTTCAGAGCGGTCTGACCCAGCTGGAGCTGATGGCGCTTGTCCTTGAGCCATCTGCTGCAAGAACTGCTGGTGCTGACCAACGTGATTTTGCACAACCTGCAACACTTGCTGCTGTTGCTGTGGTAATAATTGTTGAAACTGCGGCAACTGCTGTATCTGGCTGTGTATTTGTATGTGTAACTGGTGATTTTCATTCGGCGTAACGCCCGGATCACCGCCACTTATTAAATAGGCCACGTTTTCAAGGTTAGCCGCCTTGATCGTATCGCCGTCTTCTTGGTTGCCAAGGTATTTTTCGGGGTCTTGCACTCTAAAAGTGGACAACAGCCCCTTAATGGCTTCGATGCGGTTAATTTCTGGCAGATTGATCGTGTAGTTAAACAGCTGTAACGCATCTTGGCGCTCTAACTGCTCGGTCAGTGGCTGCATCGACCCTGCGTTGATCTCAATCTTGTATCGAACGCGCAATAGGTCTGCTGTGACCGCCTCGTAGACCGGATCTTCGGTGTCTCGCGCTACGTTGACCAAAAACTGCTCTGGCGTGTAACGGTCATCGGCCATCATACGCAGTGTGTTACGCACAATAGAGCGATAGGCGTTAGCTACCGACTGCTGCATCCATTCGCGGTTGATCTGGCTAAACGATGCCTGTAAGCTGGCCTGTGTGGCAGTAACCTTAGGCCCACCTCCCATCGCCAGCTGACTGACGTTGAGGCTTTGCTCTTCGTAGCTACGCGCATCGGACTCAATGCCAAGTTGATCGGGCGGTGGGTTGCCGAAATTCATCTCGCGCATGGATGTGTTGGGATCTTCAACCCAGATGATCTCACCATCGCGGCCCGACTCTAGCGTATCGCCTATGTCTTGGTTAGCTTCGCGCTCTCTACGAGAGGCCAGCACAATGCGTTGAAAACGCTTGAGCAAGTCTGCTCGGCGTGATACCGACTCTACAATCAGACTCTGCGTATCTTCGACGTACGCCATGGGCGGCTCGCCGTAGAAACTCTTTTCCGTCTGATCAAACTTAATGGCATGATACGGGAAACCGCCGTCTACCAGATACCCACCAGCAGGTTGGAACTCACCCGTCATCATTGGTTCGCCCGTAAACGGATCTGGCTGCGTCACAGGCTCCATCGCAAGCATGGGGTGGTCTACTTCTTCGATGGGTTCAGTAACGCCGTCAGCGAACGTAATGCGCTTCTTATGTAAACGGTCATGCACCTCATACAAGCAGACCATTTGCCCTCGCACCTTAGCCGATGTAACTGCATCATGCTCGTCCGAATACTCAGCGTCTTGCGTTTCGTAGAGAAACGTGTCTTGCGAGCCATCGTCCGACATTGGTTGTATCTGACGGCGGTTTACAAAACGTGAGTCTTCGCGCACAAACTCCAACGGCACAACCATCTTCTCGATAATGTACCGCGCAGAAGACATCTTGTGTGGAGGCGTTAGTGGATCGAGGTAGATATTAAACGGCGATACACGATGCACATACGGGAAGTCGTTTTCGGCTTCGTCGTTGATCGTGTAGGGCGCAACAATGTCCTTGTCGCCGGGTGGGTTGTAACCAAACTTGAGCCAGCCCACACTACAAAAGAGTGCATCAAATATGGCCTGTTGCACCTCGCGCTTGGCGTCCATCTGCTCTAACGCTGCGTTGGCTACGCGCTCTAATATTTCAGCAGCAAACTCACGCCCCGGCTCCTCAACCTTGAAGAAAACGTGCGGGTAGTTAAACGAGACACTGGCAATAATTTGACGGGCAAGCGGATACATGCGTGAGATCTTAACGATCTTATCATCGTCCAGACCCGGCACGTCAAAATCAAGCTCATACGTCTTGAGTAGCCGCCTCCACGTCTTATGGCGCTGCCGCATGTATTTGCGGCTATTTTCTATAGCGCCTTGCCAGAATTCTATCTCGCGTTGCTTCAACCTACTTACCTTTGCCGCTCTTCTTCATGTTGTCTGAACCAGCCGCCTTGGGCTTTACCGCCTTGCCTTTGACAGACTTGTTCGGCTTGGTCGTAGTCGGTGTGCCGTTGAAACCCTTCATCGTCCCTGCTCCTAAGTTTGGGCCAGTACGCATCTGCGCCCCGACCACTGTGTTAGGCCGTGGCATACCGCCCATTGCGTCTGCCATAGCCCATATCCAACATATCTAACGCTTCTTGCCCCGTGCCTTCGTAGGGCATTTCATCGGCTTGTTTGTGAGGCCGATAAACGTGCATCATCGCGTAGCGTAACTCGTCTGCTGCATGGTCTTCTGCCGTAGTGTCCAGATCCTCTGGATTCTTGCTGCTGCGCGGCAGGGCTGGCATGGTGCGACAAAGCGCATCGTTCCAACCGTTAAACACATACAACTGCTCTTTTATCAGCGCGTCGTTGACTACACGCCATCCAGTTACACGGTCATTGTTGGCTCGCGTCAAAAAAATGCCGTTTTCGGCAAACACATCGGCTGGCGAGTGGTTGATCACCTCACTCAAGCGCCGTTTAACAAACATCGACGGGTCGCAGTATGTAGCCTGTGGATAACGACCGCCCGTAAACGGACAACTTTCGATCATCTCCACGATGTTGGTTGCGTGCTGCGATGCTGTGGCGTTAGCCCGGTAATACTCGCTGATGCGATACACGTTGCCGTCATAATCAACCGT